CTCATCGCGGAACCAATCGTTCTTGGTGTATAGGAAGTATTTATCGCTCTTCTTATCGACAGGGATTACTGGGAATACCTTGTCAGCGATAAAGTTATCTTGGTTCTGTAAGTAAGCAACCGAGATGTTTGTAAGAATTGCGTCCACATGGACGGAATTGATATTTGGCTGTGGCATTTTTAATTATCCCCCTTAAGCCGCACGGTGCGGATTCGCACAGTTGATTACGGCGGTGACAACATTTGCATCAGCCGCAGATTCGGTAATTAGTGTTCCAACAACATACTTGGTTGTATCTGTACCAGCAACTAAAGCAACTGCTTTACCTGCTGAAGATGTACCAATTTGTGCGCCTTCAGCGATTGCCGCACCAGCAACAATCTTTGTACCTCCGACAACAAGCACTTCTGCTTCCTGTCCTGAAGTTGGAGCATTTTGTAGTACGCCAATAGGAATATCAGTCGCGGCGGCGGCTGCAATAGCCTCACCTGATGAATTCAATTTGACGAATGTGTATTGCTTACTGGAAAGGTCGGCACCTGCAACGAGGGTGACCTTTACCGAGTAATTGGAGATTTCGTATGCCATGGTTTAGGCACCTTTCTCGGATAGGTATTGGCTGTAAAGGTCAGGGTTTTTTGACGCAACATCAGCAATGGCTTGAGCCATTGACTTTGCTACACCCTCTTCAACGGCAGACTTAGCAAGCGTAGTCATACGCTCATAAGCATTGCCTGATTTGAAGTCCGCAGATTTGCCGATTTCTGCAAAAATTGATGCTGATTCAGCCTGAGCATTAACTGATGAAAGAATTTCTTCAACACTCTTTGCTAGTTCTGAATCTGTTTCAGACAAACGACGGAGCGCTGGTCCTACTTTTTCAGCATTGAGATTGAGATTAGCCCAACCCTTTGCCTTCTCTACTGATTGAGCATCAGCACGGGATTCACGCTCTTTACGAAGTTCAGCGGTTGCTTCCTCTGCTTGCTTTTTCAGGTCTGTAATCATTTTAACAACTGATGTAGGAGCGGACTTCATATAGTCCTCTTCCTCTTTTTTAGGTTCCATTGAGTCTTGACCCATCGCCATTTCAACTTCCTCTTCAGGCTTCAATTCCTTTTCGGCGAGTTTGGCTTCGAGTTCAGCGATACGGGCTTGCGCCATCGCTAATTCTTCCTCAACGGTTTTTTCAACCTTATCTTCAGTTGCCTCGGTAGTTTTCATATCCTCCATTGTGGAGTCCTCCTTGGTCAGCGATTTGTCGAGAACCCTCTGAACTTCAGATTCGGATGCTGACTTCATTACAAGCCAACCTTCATGTAAGTGCGCTGGATGGTCTACTCCACTCGTTTCCTCAATGGCAAGATTCACCATTTTACGGGTACGGGGTTTTGACATTTATGCTCCTAACAAACTAGAGGTGAGTCTTTTTAGCATAGGGCTAATAAAACTAACCTCGGGTCTTGACAGATGAAGAATACCATAAGTGTAATTACAGGCTTTTTTACTGGTTTGCTAGAACTCTCGTTTTAGCCAAGGCTTCAATTAAGTTAGGTGAAACCCACATTGAAAAAGGGTTTTCATTAGCCCAAAAACGAGCCAATCTAAAGTGATAATCAGAGGCATCTATTTTTGTCCATACAAAAAATGCTTGAGAATCATTAGGAAGATTTACTTGAATTCCAGCATAACCAGGCGGGGTTGAAACTCGATAAGACTCAATTCCAATAGATTTAAGAATCTGCATTGTGTCATCGATAATGCTTGGCATTACTTCTTCTTTCTAGGGTAATCCATTGTATCCATCCACTTTGGGTCATCGTAATCTAAATCTGCAAACTCACCCTCAGAATCATCTTTGTACGGAACAAAATTTTGCCTTGGGTTTTTTGGCTCCGAAGAATCTTCTCCTTCAGAATCGTCAGCATCGCCACCATGACTTGATTGGTCATGGTCGCCGTGCTTCTCAAGAATTACTTTTTTTTTAGTGTTGAAACTTTGTGTCCAACTTTAGTATCTGTTGGTTTTCCATCACGATAAAGAGTGATTAGCGCCGCAGGGTCATCTTCTGAGCCTTCAATTTCAAACGATGAATCAGGAACATTGATTTTTCCTGAGCGTTCAATTCTTAAAATTTTACCTTCGGCTGTTCCGCCTGAAGCGTTCCATGAAACCATATCTCCAACTGAAACATTTTTCTCAAATGCTATTACTTTACTTTCTACTGCCTTGTTAATCTCAGAACCCATCATTCGCAATGCTCGCTGAACTGTTGATTTAGCGTAGCCACTAAGTCCCTTGAATCCAAACTTTTTTACATCTTCTTCAATCATCTTAAATTCATCTTCGTCCATACCAGCCAAAGGTCCTTTACGAAGTTCCGCTAACATTCTTGAATCTTTTTTCATACGGTCTCTTTCTTTTTAGGTTTTCTCTTTGACGGTGACATTATTGTATCAACATGGACATCGGACACAGTTGGGTCGCCTTTTTCTATATCAATATCAACAAATAAACGCTCTGCTTTACCACCAATTGAGTAGCCACGAATCTTTCCCTCGGTAACCATATCCCATGCCCAAGGTTCCCAAATCACACCAAGGAAAACTGTGTTAGGTGGATATGTATGTTCTAAATCTTGACCTTCAGGTGTTTTAATTGGAACTGTTAATGAATACGGAAAAGCCATAACTTCTACCCATTCTCCAGCAACTACATCCCGATTGTGTTGCAAACGGATACGACGGTCATTGCTTTTTACATAATCCCAAACTGCTCTTTGTAATTCATCTGAATCTGTCCACTCTCCATGAGCATCTTCCATATCAGGGATATACATTGCTCCAAGTGTGTAACGCTTTTCGCCTTCGGCTTTTTGCAAGTCAAACTTACCTAAAGCCTTTGTAGCACTTTCAGTAAACGCATCAGGAAAAATTTGACGGGCTACATCTTCGGTGAGTTCTTGGAACTCGCCTTCGCCTTGAGTCAAATAGCCAACAACATCGCCATCGGGGTTATCCACCCAAGCCTTGCTTCGAATATCCCATCTGTCCTCAGTAATGGTCGTCTCGCCTACCTCGAATCGATAAATATTTATCGCTTCGTTGTTAGCGCCTAGTTTTGCGAAATACCGCATACGGCTATACCTCCTCTCGTTATTGTCCACATTATATCAACCCCAGTTGATTTTATCAATCCAGCCTGTTGAGCAGTCTCAAATGTCTGAACTACGAGGGTTCCAAGGGTCAAAAGTTTGGCTGTGTTTGCTGGTCTCGGAATCGCTTTTGCCGAATTGACCATAGAATCCCATAGAGACTTACGCTCTGTGTTGTCCTTAGAAACACGGTACTTTTCATAAGTATCATGTAAATCTACTTCTTTGACTTTGTGAGATGAAGGTGTGTGAAGTTGTAATTCAACTTTGACTCCTTCTTTGCTAATTTTAATATTAGTACCATCGTAAGGGTCACCTGCTTGCCAAAAGTTTTTAACTGAATCAACTTTCCAACCAGTTTCTTCAACAGACTTAATCGCTTTTTCTACGCCATCTGTGTAGTTATCATCATCAACATTGAGTGTATATCGGACAGCATCAGAAAGTGCGTTCGCCGCTTTTTCTCTATCTCCGCCGTAATCCTTTTCTGCATCTTGGTCAATTTTTCGTGCAAGAGAATCTGTGGACTTTAATCTATTTACAAGAGAACTCTTGCCATTTAGTTCAGCGAAATCAGCATCAATACTTTTAGCAATGCCCTCCATCAAAGATGTGACTACTGGCTCAACTGCCTCAGCGTCTTTTCTAATTCGTTCGGCTTGTTTAACGGCTTCAGGACTTCTTTCTGATGATGCGGGTTTATCAGAAGCCATAGCGGGGCGACCAGTCGAACCCTTATCTTCTCCACCGCCACCTCCAGTAGCCCAAGCGCCGTGACTCGACTGGTCGTGGTCTCCATGTTTTTTAACTTGATTTTCATATCTCTCCACCATTGATTCTGCCCATGCGAATCCAGCATCTCCACCCCAAGCATCCCATGAGACTCGACCAGCGCTAGGGAATCCTTTTTCACCACGATTAAATCCAAGGGCTTGTCCATCAACTTTGTGTCGAGAAAAAAATGATTTCATTCTCTTCAAAGTTTCAATGCTAATGTTTTCTCCACGGGCTAATTGACCTGCTCTAGTTCTACCAACTGAAGTAAAACCATCGCCAGCAAGACCAGCCTCAATCCATTCAATCGCTCTTTGCGCCGCTTCTCTAACAGACTTAGGTGGTTTGTAATTTTCTTCGGCTTTGAAAAACTCAATTTGTCTTAGGCGTTCTTCAGCCTCTTCTTTAGAATCATAACTTCCGAAACTTCTAGTTCCTGCCTCGTTGTAAACAATCCACTTACCGTCCTCCTGAGCAATTCTTTTCTCAACAGCCTCTACTCGCATTTGGTAGCCATCAACCGTTAAGAAAGTTTTGATATTGGCGGTTGTATCCCCTGTGGTTTTTATGACATCAAGAACGGTCTCGGCTGGTAATCCGTTAAGGCTAGTTAGGTCTACATTGTCGATTGAATCTATAAGAATTTCGTACTTATCCCAATCATCCTTTGGGCGTTCCATCTTGCGTCTAGCCATCTCATTAAGGACTGTGTGGTGAACTTCAATAGAGGCAGGAGTAGCCTCAGACTTATGGACATTGTTGTGGAGCGCTTGTAGTTCTTCAGCGCTTAGATGAATCAGTTTTGGTGCAATA